TTTCTATAAGGAGATATAACATGGCTATTGGTTTATCTAATGCTTTTGTTACCCTCTTTGATGCCGAAGTTAAACAGGCTTACCAAGCAAAAGCTCAATTAGTTGGTGCTGTAAGACAAAGACGTGGCGTTGAGGGACAAACTGTGAAGTTTCCTAAAGTGGGTAAAGGCGTGGCTACATTACGTATTCCACAAACTGACGTAACACCACTTAACGTTGACTTCTCTCAAGTAACTGCAACATTAGAAGATTGGAATGCAGCTGAATATTCCGACATCTTCATGCAACAAAAAGTAAACTTTGATGAAAGACAAGAACTTGTACAAGTTGTTGCTAATGCAATTGGTCGTAGACAAGATCAAATGATTATTAGCGCACTTGATGCAGCTTCTTCTTCATTAACAGTTTCTAATGATATTGGTGGTACTGACACCAACTTAAACGTAGCTAAACTACGTGAAGCTAAAAAACTTATGGATAAAAATAACGTTCCTCCAATGGATCGTCATATGGTTATCCATGCTAACTCTTTAGCTGCATTGCTTTCAGAAACAGCTGTTACATCTGCTGACTACAACACAGTTCGTGCTTTAGTATCTGGCGAACTTGATACCTTCTTAGGTTTCAAATTCCATGTACTAGGTGATAGAGCTGAAGGTGGTTTAACAATTGATGGTTCTTTAGATCGTCAATTATTTGCATTCCACAAATCATCAGTTGGCTATGCTGAAGGTATTGGTCCTAAGACAGAGATCAACTATGTACCAGAAAAAACATCATTCCTTGTGAATGCTATGTTCTCTGCTACAGCAGTTGCAATCGATGCCGAAGGTATTGTTGAACTCACATGTCGTGAATCTTAAGATAAGGAGATATTAAATGGCTTACTCAAAAGACAACCTCCAGCCTATCGGTGGTCAATCTAAAGCTGGTAATGCTCCTCAGATGTGGAGCTATACAGCACCAGGTACTGATGCGCTTGCTGATATTAATACATCAGGTTATTTCAATGATGCACATACAGTATTAAAAGTAGGTGACTTAATTCATGTATGGGACGCTTCTGTTCCTACATCAACATTAGTTACTGTGCTTTCTAATGCAAGTGGTGTTGTTGACGTATCTGATGGTACAGCACTATCAGTCGCTGACGCTGACTAAGTAGTAAAATGCAATATGACGGGGGTGTATGCTCCCGTCTATTTGCACATTTGGAGATTATGAATGGCAACTGGTGATACCGATATTAAAATATGTTCTGACTCATTATTACTTTTAGGAGCTAATCCTATTTCGTCTTTTACAGAAGGAACAGACGAATCAAATATTTGTAGTCGACTTTACCCAGACATTAAAATCAAAACTATTGCTAGTTATCCATGGTCTTTTTCATTTAAAAAAGTACAACTTGCAAGACTGATTACAACACCTACTAATGAATATAAATATGAATATCAGTTACCTGCTGACATTATAGGTAGACCACGTGCTATCTATGATACAAATAGCACATATGCAAATCCTAGACGTGACTATACTATTCATGGACAAAAAATATTAACAAACTATGAAGTTGTGTATATTGACTATCAATATAATGTACCAGAGTATTCATTACCACACTTTTTTGTTCAATTACTTAAATATCAACTTGCATGGCATTTAGCTATGCCTATTACTGATCAATTAGAAACATCAGATTATTGGCGCAATATTGCAGAAGGAACTCCAGGAGATAATGGCCGTGGTGGTTATATGCGTACTGCAATGTCTATTGATGGACAAGGAAAACCAACTAACGCAATACAAGACTTCTCACTCATTGATGTGAGGTATTAATGACAAGATACGTAACAGTTCAAACTAACTTTACAACGGGAGAGTTAGATCCTTTAGCTAGATCACGTGTTGATCTTAAAGCGTATCAAAATGCATTAGAAACTGCCAAGAATGTTATATGTCAACCACAAGGTGGCGTAACACGTAGACCTGGCAGCAAATTTATTAATGAGTTAGGTGGCACACCAGCAAATGGCACACGTTTAATTTCATTTGAATTTTCAACTTCAGATAGTTATATGCTAGCATTCACAACAAACAGAATGTATGTATATAAAAACAAGCAACTTATTACAAACATTAATAGTTCTGGTAATGATTATTTAGACACAACAGGTTATGGTTTAACAGGTTCACATCTTAACCATATGTGTTTTACACAATCAGCAGATACATTAATTATTGTTGATGAAGATTATGCTCCAGTAAAAATCGTACGTGGCGCATCTGATAGTGCTTGGACAATTTCTAATATTACTTTTGATTCTATACCCAAATATGCATTTACATTAACAACAAGTAATCCAGCAGCTACATTAACGCCTAGCGATGTATCAGGTAAAGTTACATTAACTGCATCAGCAGGTGTATTTAATAGTGGACATGTTGGTCAGTACATTAATGCTGATCCACAAGGTCGAGCTAAAATTATTGAATATGTTAGCTCAACTGTAGTGAATGCTGTAACTGAGTTTCCATTTTTTAGTACATCAGCTATTGCGTCAGGGAAATGGGAATTAGAAACTGGTTATGAAAATGTATGGTCAGCGACTAAAGGTTGGCCTCGTACAGTTACTTTTCATCAAGGACGTTTATTTTTTGGTGGGTCTAAATCAAGACCATCAACTATATGGGGATCTAAAGTTGGATTATTTTTTGATTTTGAAGCTGTAGAAGGACTCGATGATGATGCCGTGGAAGCTACTCTTGATACTAACACTTTTAATGCTATCGTTGATATTATTAGTGGTCGTGATCTTCAAGTATTTACTACGGGCGGTGAGTTTTATGTTCCGCAAGAGGGATTAACACCTATTACGCCAGCAGACTTTTTCTTTTCATCAACATCACGTAATGGTGCAAGAGAAGGAATACGAGTTAAATCATTAGAATCTGGCATATTATTTGTACAAAGGCAAGGTAAAGCATTATCTGAGATTGCATACTCAGACACACAGCTTACTTATATTACTTCTAAAATATCTTTGTTGTCAGGTCATTTATTAAAAGGCCCAAAACGTATGGATATTAGGCGTGCATTTGCTACTGATGAAAATGATTTATTGTTAATAGTCAATGAGGATGATGGATCAATAGCTGCATTCTCATTGTTACGTGCGCAAAATGTTATTGCGCCATCTGAATTTACTACTGTAGGATCTTATATTGATGTAGGTGTAGATATTACAGATATTTATATTATTGTTAAACGTGATGATAATGGCACAGATAAATACTATGTAGAGGTATTTGATGAAAATTATTTAACAGATTCTGCTAAACAAGGCACAACGGCAACTAGCCTAGATATGTCACATATTGATGGCGCAACTGTCAATGTCATTTCTGATGGTTACGTTGAATTAGATCAAACAGCAGATAGTGCTGTAACGTTTGTTAATCCACCAACTACATCATCTGAAGTTGGATTACCTATTGATGTTCAAATTGTAACCATGCCAATTGAGCCAGAGGTTAGAGGTGGAACTCGCATTGGTTTTAAAAAACGTATTGTTGAGGTTAATGCAATTTTATATGAAACACAAAATCTTGCTATTAACGGAAATTTAGTACCTATTAGAAGTTTAGGTGCTGGAGCATTAGATAAGAAAGTACCAGAGTTTACAGGCACAAAAGTATTGCATGGTATACTTGGATATAGTAATGAAGCTAAAATAACAGTAACACAAACTGCACCATTAAAGCTAACATTACTTGGTTTAGAATATAAAGCATCGGTTTATCAGGGAGTTTAATATATGGGATGGGCAGCACCAATAGCAACAACAGCAGCCGCTTCAACAGCGGCAGGCACAGTTGTACCTTCTATATTAGTATCTACAGGTCCAGCAGCAGGTGGTTTATTATCTGGCGCAGCCGCAACTATGTCAGCTGGAGCCTTTGCTTCATCACTAACATCATTTACACCACTTATTGCTACAACTCAATCTGCAGGATTGTTAGGCGGATTAGGTAGTGCTTTTGATGTATTAGGTGGTGTATATAATACAGTTAAACCATACATGGGTCTTGTATCAGCAGGGTCATCTTTATTGCAAGGCATTAATGCTTACCAACAAGGTAAAGCCATGCAATCACAATATAGAATGCAAAACTTACAAATTGCCGCACAAAATGAAACAATGAAACTCAATGCTATTCAGGAGGCTACAGAAAAAGCAAGACGTTTGTTAGCTATTAACTCAACTGTATTTGCTAGTGGTTATGCTGGCGGTGTAAATAGTTTAGATGGATCTGTTAAATTAGTCATGGGTAAAAATGCAGAAGAATTTACACGAGATTTAAATACACTTGAATATAATAAAACAACATCAAATAATTTTGCAACAGCACAACAAGCATTATTAACAACAGCTGCCAATACTGCAATGAATGGATCTAAAGTAGAGGCATTAGGATATGTAGGAAATGCATTTAAATTATATGACGAGACAAGGGTTGGATAATGGCTGAACTACCTAAGTATAAATCAACAGGCAGAACATTTGGCGATATGCCACAATTGACTACGGCTCCATTTCAAGAAGCTATTAGATCTAGTCAACGTGTACAACAATTTTTAACAAAAGCACAAGAATATGCACAAACTGAAGCAATTGAGTATGCTACAGATGAAGCTATTGATTATGCAATTCGTAATCCAATTACTAAAGAACAAATAGATCAGGCACGTAATACGGGTGGCAATCCTGTTACTGAATATTTAACAGGTGGGCGAGTATATAACGATGCTATTAAAAAAACATTAGGGCAACAAATTGCTGGTGAATTAGATTTAGAATTACAGAAA